TTTTCCTCGCAATAGGGGCAAACCAAACCCCATCTTCCTCTCGCAAAGATCGCTTCAGAAAAGAAATCTCTTCGATTTTTGTCTTGGCGACACCTCCTGCCGTCTTATCTCCCGGCGTATAAGTCATGCCTATGGTAGATAAGATCCTTCGCTGGTCCTCCGCAGAATAACCAACCGCCAATTGCACGGTTTTCCCTTTAACGTCATCGTCGCCAAATGTTACTAGATCTACGTAGTGGCGAAATTCAATAGTAGGCTTGGTCAAATCCTCATGGATGTAGTCCCATCCCTGCTCTGCCATTCTGTAAAAGAAACAGTAACGCTCCAATAACGAGTTGTCGAAACAATTGATAGTAATAGTCAGCTGGTTTCCAGATGGGTTCCAAGCCGTTGTCAGCATCAAATCGTTCTTCATAACCATCACAGTGTAGATGGTTGCCGTCATCAAAAGGCGAACCATTTCCACCAAGGAATCGTCGTAGCCTGCTACACGCGCTAAAATCAACCAAACTTCCAACTCTCCCTTCATTCGCAGATCGAAACCCTGAGTTCCATCGAAACAAGCATAGTCGCCGTCATCGATCATGCCTTGGATTCGATTAACCAACCATTGCACATCAGCCAAAGACGTCATATTTATTCCTACCGCCATCTCAGTGATCTCAGGATTGGCCCGGGCTAACGCTTCCAAGGGTCCTACGATCTTCTTCAACCAGTAGTTGAAGGAGAAATTCATACAACCGAACACACGTGCCGCTAATTGCTCATTCTTCTCCCAACTAATGGGTTCATCCTTCAAAGTGCAAATAACATACCCACAAGGGGCAACCCCTTGTTTTAGAGAAGCTCCTATCTTCTCAATGTCATTCCAGAGAGCCGGATGGACCAATACGGTCCTTTCTTCTCGGTCGATTACAATCAACTTATCTTTTCTTGTCAAGAAGGGAGCACCCGCCGATGTATTCATCTTCACAGAATTGATCCAAGTACCATCCAATCCGACAAATGTCTCATACTCAGAAAGGGGACGTACCTGGTCCCTCCCAATCATCTGCTGGAAAGGCCTGGTGTAATCGGCTACAGAAATCGCCAGTAGTCGTTCATTCATGTACCCGTTTGTACGTTTCTTAAGATTCGTAACAAAAGGGTCGACCCACTTCCCTTCGCGCATCTCACCGGTGAAGATAGGTGCTTGATAGTAACCTTTCTTTCCAGTCCATGCTAGCTCTTCTTCTTCAAAGTCTGCAGCAAAACAAGTACGAACAACCTTGGTCTTCATTTTGTTGGTAACTAGCGGGTACTTCAACATCCCGGGAGAGAAGACAGGCACTTTCATCTCAGCGGCAGCTACCCACAGAGAGGACTTCACAGGCAACGGCACTAATTCTTGGGGAACGAGACTCGAAGGACGACGAAGGAACTCCAAATCCACAGATACAGGGGTGCTACGGCTGTTGGGTAAAATATTAACCAACTCACCGATAGCCTTCCCTATCTCTGCTTGTAAAACAACTTCCACTCGCCTCTTATAAATCTCAGGACCTCCGGCTGAGTAACCGTTTTTCCCCACGTGGAGCCCTAAGACCGTCACAAAGGAACCCGCCCGGCCAGAAATAGGAGTCCCACAATCTCCATCCTCTGACTCGTACGCTGCCTCCACACACACTCCCTGACGCTGAGTCCCTGGGTTCACATCCGCCGGGAGCAGGCGACCATTGGAGATATTTCTCCTATGGTCTTCTTCCGGCCGAATGGCCCGAACTTCATCGAACATAGAAACGGCAGACTTTAGCCCAGTGGCGGGAAAAAGGTCCGTAATGTCCGGGAAGGTGGGTGGTGCCTCCTGTACGTACAAAACAACTGCGTCCTTATAAGGAATAGCGACTCCAGTTACAGACACGGCAGGGCGGGCGGAGAAGACTGCTCGACTAGCAAACTTCGTTCCACCCGTCAACTCTATTTCGTATGGCGCATCATTAGGTGGTTTCATGCGCGTATCATCACTGTCCCCTGTAAACAAATGTCTCACCGTAATGAGATAATTCCCTTTAACGAAAACTCCCTTCATAGTACGGTTGCCACAAGTCAAGGAAACAAGATTTCGCCTAACCATTGCACTCAACCCGTCCATGGTCATTGTTGGACTTCGGGGGGACACACATACCGGCACCTGCGTTATCTGGATGCGGTTCCAGTCAGTCCCTGGTTTAAAAGCGAACGCCTCTCGCGATCCTTGAGAGGGATCGTATCCCTCGACCACAGACGCTTGCGAAAAGACGAGTCCAAACACCGACTCGACCGTTTTCAAAGCCAGAAAAACCCCTCCAGTAGCAAAAGCCAAATCCTTGAGCATGATGTACATCTTACTATCATACAAGTTAAAGGCAGCATACTTCTTCACCTTGTCCTCCAATATCTCCTCTATGCTCTCTTCCGAACTAGCGTCTCTATTCATAACCATGAAAAGAAAAGCACTTAACGCAGTCCAAGAGAATGCACGTCCGAAATTGCCGCCTTCCTTCTTTGAAGAGACCAACTCCATCTTCTCCTCAGAAGTTTTGCGCAGACGGCGGGGAGGGGGACGAGGAGGCAAGGCTTTTTGCTCGACAAGGGCTGGAAGATTAACATCCATCTCGTCCAAATCAAAGACTTTGGCTGGGCACTCCTCTGCACTGTGTAAACCTAAACATTTAGCACAGGCCGTAGACATATCACGCGGAATTAGTCGCTTCTTTTGGACCTCTACGTACTTCTCCATACACAAGGAAACGGAAGCCAACAAACTAGCGACATCGTCAAACTCCTTAACTTCTGCAAAGGGCGTCGTAGTGTAAGGATTTTTGTCATCCCAAGCTGCTCCGTGGAATTTAGACACCTTCACAATCCAATAGTCGTCTGACCCATCCAGTTTCTTCTGATCCAGCCTTCCCGTGTGCGTATCCATATACTTAGGATTCACGCTCATCTCAAACTTAAGATG